GCCATCGGACCCTGTGGAGCAATAGGATTTACTTGAGGGCGTTGAGCAACCGTTGGATTGATAGTTCCTAACGATCCTAGACCTTGCTCAAGTTGTTCTTTAACAGTGGGCTGTGGAGCTTTCGGAACTTGTGCAACCTGCTGCATTTGTTTACGACGGTTTAACTCTGCAAGCGCCATATAAGACGGAACTTCGGGACTTTTACCATTCGCGTAATGCACCAAGTCTTGCATGGTGACTTCAGGCTTTTGAAGGTTTTCTTGAAGCTCGACTAGGCTTAACATGGATTTACCTTCTATCAGGGTTTAATGCCAAACAAAGATTGTAATCCTGCCACTAAATCAGATTGACCAGAGTTTGCAGTGTTTTGTGTTGCACCATACGCTCCAAGTAACGTTCCCAATCCCTGACCAACACCAGCAACGTTTTGAAAAGCGCTAGGCATTTGACCATACGTAAATGCAGATGCGGCAGGAAGCGTTTTGAATGCGTTCTCCTGCGCCGCCAACATGGTCTGTGGGTATTGGAGCTGTTGTAGATACTGATTGTAAGCAGCGGTATCCGCAGCCTGTTGTTGCTGTTGTTCAATCTGACCCTGAAAAGCCAATGCATTTAAGTTAGCAAGGTTCTGTTGTGCTTGCTGGCTTGCATTAGATGTTAACGCTTGGTTAGCTTGGAGTCCGGTTTGCAGCCCCTGCAATCCAAAGTTTGCACCAAACTGATTGGCCGCTTCTTGCGCAGCCTGTTGAGCCTGTAACGCTTGGGCTTGCTGTTGCGCTTCGGTCAACCCAGTCGTGGTTCCAAACTGAGCTTGCTGGATGTTAGCTTGCTGCGCTTGATTACCATAGTTAGCTTGGTTCTGTGCGTTAGCCAACTGTTGCTGCAAGTTAAACTGCTGTTGCGCACCCTGTGCTCCCAATGCTGATTGTCCGTACATAGCAGCCCGTTCCGCAGCGGTCATAGCCTGACCTGCACCAAACTCTTGCTGGCCGATATTGGCTTGTTGAGCTTGCAACTGACGCGCTTGATCAGCATTAAACTGATTCATCGCATTGTTGTATGCAGTGTTGTATCCAGAACCAATCAACTGATTGGCAGCAAGGTTGCTGTTTAATGCATTCTGAGAGTTAACTACAGCCTGACGGCCGCCGCCATACGCACCAGCTTGTGCAAGCTGTGCATTACTAGCAGCGTTTTGTTGACCTAGTTGATTCTGTAACAACTCTAACTGTGGTGCTAAAGCAGTTTTTAGATACGGATTCATGTACTGCTGAGCAGCACTCTGATCAAAGTTCTGTGTAGAAGCAGTGATTGGGCTATAAGCAGCAGGAGCACTAAACTGATTGGTGTAATTTATGTTTGCTTGACCAGTCGTAGGCGTGTACTGATTGGTCGCATTGATCCCTTGATACGCACCGGGCGATGTATACGCATTCGTAAAACTCACCGGGTTGAATGTGCTGCCAATGTTTGCTGCCTTGCTAGAGATGTCACCTAAGTTTTGAGAAGCAGTTCCAAATCCAGAAGGCAGAGTTAAATTGGCTAATCCACTAAATGCTTGTTGTTGCAACGCTGAAGGACCAGCAGCTAACTCTCCGGTGTATTGGGGCATCGGTGCTGCACCAAGAGCGGTCGCTTGATTAACTATTTGACTAGCCAATCCCTGCGCATAAGGAGTCACCGTCTGCTGTGTGGATGACGTTGGTGTACTACTCATTGTCGAATCAAATAGTCCCATGACCTATCCTTAAGCTGGCATGAATTTGTTAGGTTTAATCTGTTTACCCTGTTCAGGATTGCCAGTTCGTGCCTTCCTGACGCGCTCCATCATCTTGTACAGAACGTCTGAACCCGCTTCTGTTGAGCCATTACCTAAATGGGAAACCACATCGGCCGGTATTACAAACTCACCCTCGGCTAGACGTGCAGGTTGACTATGGCCTATTGTAGCCGGAATATCATCTGACATTCCATCTCCCGGTCCTTTTAGTAAACGACCGCCGTCTGAGTAAGACCCTAGGCTATACACCTCACCACCATGCACATAGTGTCCATGACCGACAGCCATGTTCTGGCTTTCAGGTGAAACCGCACCTACACGATTGTTAGGCAACAACCGCATCTGAACCATCAAGTCATGCAAAGATTGTACGTAAGGATTCGTTTGGGTCTGCTCGTAATGCGGAGACGGGAATGCAGAGTTGAAAGCTTCCTTAGATTCTTCATCTGTCGGGTAATGATCTGGGCTATTTACTACCGAACCTTGCTGACCATTAAACGTTGGCATCCCTTGGGTGTACATCGTTGTTGGCATAACTGCTTGATTAGAAACAGATGTTGGCATACCACCCATAGAGTAACGTGGGATTGATGCCAGCCCACCTTCAGCTTTAGATACAGGTGTATACATAGGGTTTAAATATTGTTGTCCCATAACTGACCCCTAAGAATGAGTTGCTGGAGCGTTATAGTTCCAGTTGAGTTGCATAGGATTGACGTTAGGCATAGACATCAAAGGACCAGAAGAACCATTAGATGAACCGCTGGTTGCCGCAGAAGCAAGAGCGCCAACACCTGCGCTTAACGCTAAGTTTTTTGCTAAGCTTGAAAGTCCAGCAGAAGCATTACCCGGAACTGCTGTTCCTTTCGTTGGCGTGTTGGCGTTTTGTTGATCAGCAATACTCGTAACATTCCCGCTTGTAGGATCAACATAAGCAGTTGATTTCGTATTATCAACAAAGTTGGTAGTTGTACCTAAAGGTACTTGAGACATACCGCTTGTATCTTGGAATGTGGGTGCGGTCGTAGAGCCGTTCGGTGCTGCATTGATTCCTGTTGGCAGGTTTGCTGGCGCGTTATCTGCTGTGACAGGAACGTAGGGTACGTCCGGTCCGCTTACACCACCAGCAGAGGTAGTAATGGTTGGGGTTTGATCACCCATACCATAGTTTGTTGTTGTCCCAGCCTGCGATCCATCTGTCGTAAAAGTGGGCGTTCCAGTCGACCCGTTCTGCGCCATGTTTATATTGTCGGCAGGATTAGGATCGCCACCTGTCGCACCAATCGTGGGCGTCTTACCACTTAACGAACTTCCCAACCCAAGCAATCCAGATGCAACCCCGGCAGGGTTATCGTTCTGTGCTGCTTTCACTGTATTAACAGCTTGATTAGCGGTCTTTAAATCTTGAACTATTGGGTTATTAGTAACCGTGTGATATAGGTCGGCTGCTTGAGAATATAATGAAGGCGCTGCGGCTGCGGCTGTCCCCGCTGCTGAATACGCGGCAGGTATTGCCCCTTCTGCGGTAATTACAGAAGAACCCGCAGGGGCAAACGTAGCTAAGTTTGCTAGAGTATCTGCCTCTGTAAACCCTGATAATGCTGAACCAAGATATTCACCTATTCCCGGCAATGCAAGTCCGGCTAGAACAGGTAATGCCATACCCGCAATTCCGCTCAACATCCCCCCACCCATACCAGATTGGTAGGAAAGATTCTTGGATGGGTCTATCGCACCAACTGCACCCGTAGTGGGATCAGCACGAATGTATGCATTAACAGATCCTTCAGATTGAGGATTAGCAAAATTAAACTGATACACACCCTTTGTCTGAGAAGGCGATACATTGTTTGCGACCACATCGCCTGTATACGAATTTATAAGCTTGTAGGTTCCGGGGTCATAAGACTGCCCAAACAAATTATTCTGTGGTGGATTCTTGACCATCAACAACGAACCGCTTTGGCTTGCGTTCATTAGTTGATTATAAGAATCATTTCCCGCTACGTTTACGTTAGCGTTAGACATCTGCACACTGGGCGCACCGCCTCGTCCCGCTACCGTATAGTCTGCGTAAGGAACGCCTTTTGAATCAACAGGATTGGGATTAACTATTGCCGCCCGATTGATATCGCTCTTGCTTAAGTTTGGCAAACCTGCCGCTATAAGCTGATCTTGTTGTCCTGCTTTAATCCTTGATAACGGATCAGTCTTTGTTTTTACAGCATCAGGATTTAAAAGGTAGGAGTTGTTCTGTAAGAAGTTTGCTATCTGATCATCGCTATATCCCGCTTTTCTGGCCGCAATGTAATCCGCACCACCAAACCCAGCGCCCGCACCAAACACACGCGAGATTTCACGTAGACCCTGATAGGGAGTAACGTTAAGGTCATAGTCACTTAAGTCTGGTAAAGGTGTAGCCATTACACTGCCTCCCCGCCACTCGCAATCACCGTCAACCCTGTACCGCTCGCAGAGATCTGTACTGTCTGGCTAGGATTCAAAATCTGTACACCAGACCAGTTGTACGTTGTGTTAGCTGAAATATTTGTGTTGTAAAACAATGAGTTAGATGTTGAAGGTGAGACACCAGACGGAACCAAAAACACACTCGCACTCAACGCACCACCTGTCGTATTGCAGATGTCTATACACTTAAGATATGTGCGCGTATTAGCAGGCACGGTATACAAGACGGTCTGTGCTGTTGTTAGCGCGGCCTGTCCAAGTTGTATAGGGGTGACGTTCTGATAGCGCATTACATGTTCAACCAAGTCAAAGTGGTTAGAGACGAGATATCATTCGCACTCGTCTGGACAGAGTTACTCAACGGCGTAAAGTACAAACGCAATACGTTGGTCAGTACGTTCAAGTACTGTTGGCTAAACTCAGGCGCAGGCAAGGGCAGGTTAGGTGGTACGGGTACAACGTTATCACTCATGTGTTCCCCCTTCTGCCGTCGGCACGTATGTTAATCCTAGGCGCACCCAGTTGCCATTGCAGCCCAAGCTGATTGCCCTCTATTCTAAAGATTAACTGACGACCGCGCACCCTTATTGGTACTGTACCAGTAAACTTTTCAATGACATAGCCGGGATTGTTCTGCTGAACGATACCGCCCGCTGTACCACCCAAGGATGCATTGTATCCAGAGCCAGAGTTCTGCAATCCCACCAGTGACATTGTGACCTTTGGATCATTGATATTCGACCCGTTAAACCGTACGTCTGGGAGCAACTGCCAGATGAACGAGAAGCGATCGCCATCCTCGATATCAAACTCCGAAGTCTGGATATAAGAATCTATCGGCTGGGCAGGCATGACCGTACCATCGTCCGTACCAAACTCGTGATACACAAGGTTATTGGCGTAGGTCGCAGCGATGGGGTACTGCCGTAGACCTGTGTCCAGCCACGCCGTGCGGCCTAGGTATCCGTAGTACCAAGCGTTATCTAGATAGTTGTAGATTACATACGTGTCGATAGTCGTAGAGTTCTTAGAGCAGTAGAACCACCATACCTCGTTAAACGCTTCGTTCGTACCAGAGTAAACTTGATACGCTTGATCCAAGTTAATGTTGTTAAAAATGAATAAACGTAAGTCACAGTTCAAGGTTTGAACCGTACCATTGTAGGTATAGAACTTACCATTTCCCATCCAGTACACAACACCAGACGCCAGCGATACCGCATTAGGTCCGAGGATAGACGTATTAGATCCCACAAGGTTAGACCCCCACACAGCGGGAGGGCCTAAATATTGGAGCGAGTACACGGCTGAATCCGTAAACACCACAATCTCTTGGCGGTT